AAAAAGTGTAAGAAAATGCCTGTGGGATATCGCAGAGGACTAGGTGGATATCTTCGTAAAGAGACCGAAGATGAAAAAAAGAATGGAAACGGGAACAGCAATGGAAATGGCTCAAATGGTAATGGGCATTCTAGCAGTAACGGTAGCGGGAACGGCCACTCTAATGGGAGTGGCAATGGTGGTGCTGCGGGTAATGGGGGAGGAATGAGTGAAAGTTTACATACGGGTAAAAAAATTAAAAAGATTGTAAAACAACTCAAAAATTCATCTAAAATGCATAAGTCACAAGCAGAGTATCTTGAGAAAAATATAAAAGAGGGTTCACTACATAAGTGGTTTAAGGGTTCAAAATCCAAAGACGGAAAAGGTGGATGGGTAAATGTAGTTACAGGTGGAACTTGTGCAAGTGATGAACCTGGTGAAGGTACACCTAAATGTGTTTCCTCTGCAAAACGTGCTAGTATGAGTAAGTCCGAAAGAATATCTGCTGCTCGTCGTAAAAAGAAAGCAGATCCTGGCCAACAAGCAAAGACAGGTGCGTCTAAACCTACATATGTTAGTACTGATAGTCCTCGTAAGAAAAAAATGAAAGAAAGTTATTTTAGTTGGAGAGAAGAAATTGAAGTAGATGAATGTTGGAAAACACATAAGAAAGTTGGTATGAAAATGAAGGGTGGTAAATTAGTCCCCGATTGCAGACCAAAGAATGAGGAAGTTGAAAGAGATGAGTATGGAGATCCAATTGGTGGTCCAAAGATTTCAAAAAAACAATTGAAGAAGAATCTTACATCAAATACACCAGACGAGAAACATACTACAACAACAAGCGAAGAATATATTGATTTACCATTAGAGGTTGAGATTCCAAATGATGAAACAAAATTTAAATTAGGACTTATGTTCCGTGAAAGTTTAGATATTGACAAGGGAATGTTGTTTATATTTGAAGAAGTTGGACAACATTCATTCCATATGAAAAATACTCGTATACCACTTGATGTTGCATTTGTAAAGGAAGATGGAACTGTTGAAAGTATTAAAGAATTAAATCCACATACACTTCTACCAGTGTCTTCAGATGGTGAAGTATTATTTGCAATCGAAGCAAATCGTGGTTGGTTTACAGAAAATAATGTAGAAGTCGGAGATGAAATAGTTCTAGGAGAAGCAAAAGATAAGAAAGGAAAAGGTAGTGGTACCAAGGATGCTTGCTATCATAAGGTTAAATCACGCTATTCTGTATGGCCAAGTGCATATGCTTCAGGTGCTTTAGTTAAGTGTCGTAAGAAGGGTGCTGCAAACTGGGGAAACAGTCGTAAAGAAAGCGTAATCATAAATAATTCCAACGGTCAATTGATTGCGGATATCACAGATATCGTAGGACCGAATGATCTCAAACCAGTTACCAATGAAAATGGTGAGTGGAAAGGGACTAAACAAATCACCGAGGCAAAGAAGTGCTGGCCTGGTTATAAAAAAAAGGGCACGAAGATTATGTTCGGCAAGAGATATAATAATTGCGTTAAAGAAGATCACTCCGATTGGAGAGAGGAATTAAATGTCACAGAAGCATCAGCCGCATGGCAACGAAAATCAGGAAAAAATAAAGAAGGTGGACTTAATGAAAAAGGCAGAAAAAGTTACGAACGACAAAATCCTGGATCTGACCTTAAAGCACCTAGCAAGAAGGTTGGAAACCCCCGCAGGAAATCGTTCTGTGCTCGAATGAAGGGAATGAAGAAGAAGTTAACAAGTGCAAAGACTGCAAGAGATCCAGATTCAAGAATAAACAAATCTTTAAGAGCTTGGAACTGTTAGGGAATTATGAGTGATAATGTATACCTTGGTAATCCTAATTTAAAAAAAGCAAATACACCGATTGAATTCACAAAGGAGGATGTTGTTGAATTCTTGAAGTGTAAGGAAGATCCTGTTTATTTTGCAAAGAAGTATATAAAGATTGTTTCTCTTGATGAGGGATTAGTTCCTTTCAACCTATACCCTTTCCAAGAAAAATTAGTAAATACTTTTCATAAAAATAGATTTAATATTTGTAAGATGCCTCGTCAGACTGGTAAGTCAACGACTGTGGTATCTTATTTGCTACATTATGCTGTTTTCAATGACAATATAAACATTGGTATTCTTGCGAACAAAGCAAAAATTGCGATTGATTTATTAGGTAGATTACAAACTGCATATGAAAATTTACCGAAATGGATGCAACAAGGTATCATTGCATGGAATAAAGGATCATTAGAATTAGAAAACGGATCAAAAATATTAGCAGCATCTACATCTGCATCTGCTGTTCGAGGTATGTCATTCAATATTCTATTCTTGGATGAATTTGCTTTCGTTCCAAATCATGTTGCAGATGATTTCTTTGCATCTGTATATCCCACAATTTCTTCTGGTACACAAACTAAAGTTATAATTGTTTCTACTCCTCGTGGTATGAATCACTTCTATCGTATGTGGCATGATGCAGAAAGAGGTAAAAGTGATTATATTCCAACGGACGTTCATTGGTCTGAAGTACCTGGCCGTGATGCTGTATGGAAAGAGCAGACGATTGCAAACACATCAGAGCAGCAGTTCAAGGTTGAGTTTGAATGTGAGTTTTTAGGATCTGTCAATACACTTATCAGTCCAGCAAAACTTAAAAACATGGTGTATGAAGCACCAATTATGAAAAATGCGGGATTGGATATCTATGAAAATGCTATACCAGAACATAATTATTTGATGACAGTGGACGTAGCAAGAGGAATGGGTAACGATTACTCTGCGTTTATTGTTTATGATATTACTAATTTTCCATATAAGGTGGTTGCAAAGTATCGAAACAATGAAATTAAACCAATGTTATTTCCAAGTGTCATATATGATGTGGCAAAAGGATATAATAATTCATTTATATTATGTGAAGTAAATGATATAGGAGATCAAGTCGCAAGTATATTACATTTTGATCTTGAGTATGATAATGTATTAATGTGTTCAATGAGAGGTCGTGCAGGTCAGGTTGTTGGATCTGGTTTTTCTGGTAAAAAATCACAACTTGGTGTAAGAATGACTGCTGCTGTGAAAAAATTAGGTTGTTCAAATCTAAAAACTCTTCTAGAAGATGATAAGTTACTCACAGTTGATTATGAAATCATATCAGAATTGACTACTTTTTCACAAAAACATAACTCATTTGAGGCAGAAGAAGGGTGTAATGACGACCTTGCTATGTGTTTGGTTATATTTTCATGGTTAGTCGCACAGGATTATTTTAAAGAAATGACTGATAATGATGTAAGAAAGAGAATATATGAAGAACAGAAGAATCAAATTGAACAAGACATGGCACCATTTGGTTTTATCTCTGATGGATTGGATGATGATAGCTTTATAGACAAAAACGGAGAAAGGTGGTATGCTGATGAGTATGGAGACCGTTCTTATATGTGGGACTATTATTAATGATTAGTTTTTTATTTACAGCAGCAGGGTTTTTAAACCTAATGTTTTATATTTTTGCAATTGGTTTTGTCATTTCACTGATACTTGAACAGATTATAAAGTTTCGACCTTTATCTGTTGATGAATCTATGAATGAGAGAAACATGTACATTGTACAGAGCAATAGAAGATATTGTTGGAGACAGGCATGGATAGTTAATATCTATTGGTTTGCGTGTAATGTAGGTTTGTATTTTATCTCAAGAAATATGCAATCACCTGTAGATACTTTTTGGAATGGTATGTAATGGAAAACCCTTTGAAGCATAGAAAGTTAAAACGTCTATTATCTAAATCATTTCCAAACAAAAAGATCGTCATCACCGACAACAAAGACGGATCACAAACAATTAGTATCACATAATGGAACTCACAGATTTAAATGTAAATAACGTACTTGATGAAATACGTCCTTATATTGAGGCAGATGGAGGGTATCTTGAATTTATTGGAATAGAACATACTGATTCAGGTGCAATTGTTATGGTTAAATTATTGGGTGCATGTACCACTTGTGTGATGAGTGCTGCTACCTTAAAGCAAGGAGTTGAATCACATCTAAAGGCAAAGTGGCCTGAAATAGATCAAGTAATTCAAATCTAATGGATTTAGATGATCAGGTAGATTTAGAACATTTACTGTTCACAGAAAGAAAATGTAGAATCTGTGGTGAAGTAAAGAGTTTAATTGATGATTTTTATTGCACTCACAAGAATAGAAACTCATTACCATCATCTTATGCATACGAATGTAAAGTGTGCACAATAAAAAGAATTGTAAAGAATAGGAAGAATAAAAGGATATTTTCAGATTGGTCATACCCAGATTGGTAGTGTTCACGTATTGTTTCCCCGTTAGAAATATACTTTTCAATAAATAATTTCAGAAATAATCTGAGATTCGGAGAGAAAAGATGCCACTAAATTTAGCATCTCCTGGTATTGTAGTAAGAGAGGTTGACCTTACCATTGGTAGAGTTGATACAGCAACTGATAAAGTTGGTGCTATCGTCGCTCCATTTGCGAAAGGTCCTGTCAACGAACCAATCCTTGTAGAGAATGAGCAAGACCTGTTAGATAATTTTGGTGAACCATCTGAAACTGACAAACACTTTGAGCACTTCATGGTAGCACAGTCATACTTGGCCTACGGTGGAGTCATGAGAGTTGTCAGAGCAGGTGACGTTGATTTAACAAACGCATATGTAGGTGCTGCAAGCAGTATTAGAATAGACAGCACAGAAGATTATAACAATAAAGGTTATGATACAAGCACCATCACAGGTGTTACATTCGCAGCACGAAATCCTGGTTCATGGGGAAATGGACTTAAGGTTGCACTGATTGATAGTAAAGCAGACCAAACACTAACAATCGGAATAAGCACATTAACAGTTGGAGTTGGAGTTACACAAGCAGTTCCAGCAGGAACAGTTGTTGCTGGTGCAGGTTCAACATCACTTATAGATGGTTACTTCAAAGGAATCGTTACTGGAGTCACTGGATCAAGTGTTGATGTTAAATTTGTTGCTCATGTATCAACTGCTGGAATAGAAACTGCAAAAGATTACCAACCTGGTGGTGTTTATCAGTTTAACAACAGCGGTGTATTGAGTTATGAAGTTTCAAGCAACGCTGGTGGTGGAAGCACAACAACAGTAAGCACAACAGTTGATTGGTTTGATCAGCAAACAATTGCATTATCAAATTCAACAATCAAATGGAATAACATTTCTGATCGTCCTGGCACTTCAGCCTTCGCAGCATCTAGAAGTTCTAGATTTGACGAAGTTCATGTCGTTGTATACGATGATGAAGGAAAAGTTACAGGAAATGCTGGTACAGTTTTAGAGAAGCATTTAAATCTTTCAAAAGCAAAAGATGCTGAATTCTCTGCTGGAACTCCTGCATACTGGAGAAAATATCTTTATAATAACTCAACAAACATATTTGGTGGTAGTGCTCCTGCTGGAATCACAACTACTAACTTTGGTGCTGGTAATTTCACATTTGCATCAGACAATGGTTGGGATCAGGAAGCACAAGGAATTAGTTTTGCTGGTTCTGGATCTGTAACATCTACTTTAAGTGGTGGTAAAAACTACAACGGTATGACAGGAATTCAGACTGCTGGAGCATTTTCAGTTACAATCGGTGATCTAGGAACTGGTTATGACTTATTTGAAAATCCAGAAGAGGTTGATGTAGACTTCTTACTCATGGGTTCTTCAAATTATACTAAAGAAGAGTCACAGGCACTAGCAAATAAAATCATTTCTGTTGCTGAATTAAGAAAAGATGCTATCGCATTTGTTTCACCTAACAGAGGATCATTCTTAAATGATACTGCTGCTGGTTCAGTTACAGTCTACTCTAATTCACAAATCACTGACAACCTAGTCAGTTACTATGCACCTGTCACATCAACTACATTTGGTGTATTTGATAGTGGTTACAAGTACATGTATGATCGTTTCAACGACACATTCCGCTATGTCCCAATGAATGGAGACACTGCTGGAACATGTGCAAGAAACGATATTAACAACTTCCCTTGGTTCTCACCAGCGGGAACAGCAAGAGGAACAATCCTCAATGCAGTTAAACTTGCATACAATCCAAACCAAACACAAAGAGATACACTTTATTCAAATAGAATAAATCCAATCATCTTCTCACCTGGTGCAGGAATTGTACTATTCGGTGATAAAACTGGATTTGGAAAAGCATCTGC